ATAACAAAATTGCTTTTGCTTATGCTAACAATGACTATGTAGCTTACCTTAATGGAACTTTGATTCATAGTGATTCAAGCGTAGTAGTTGGAAGCACTTCTAAACTGACGTTAGGAAATGACTTTGATTTGTCAAGTCCATCGAAGCAATTCATCAACGCAACCGCCCTTTGGAAAACTCGCTTAACAAATACACAATTAGCACAACTTACAAGCATATGATTTATAAGCTAACATACGAAAACAAGGAACAAGCAACCGCAGACCTTAAATCAAAAGGAATACTCGTTGAGGTAGAATTCAACGGAGAAAAACACGAAGCATACGGAAACGGAGTTCAAGCAGTTGTTGAGATAGGATTGATAATGATTACTCCTCCCGTAATGGATGGAATGACAATCGTTACACCTCCCGTTTATGCAGATGGTTATCACTATGACGTGATGAGTGAAAACACGTACGATTTTGGAAGTAATTTAGTAGAGCCGAAGAATCCGAAACACGCTTTCGCAGGACATTCAGTGAAGGAGGAATTTCCATACGAACCACAATTTCTAGAAAATGGCTTATAAGAATAACGGAGTATTTAACGTAAAATATAAGACACGTAATAAAATCGCGCAGACTTTACGTAAAATCATTCTTGAAGAAACGTTGATTGATACTGGTAGTCTTTACGACTCGGTTAGAATTAACGCACAGATACCAGCTTTAGGACAATTAGAGATCCAAATAATTGCGATGTACTATTTTGGTTTCTTAAACAACGGAACTATTAACATGGCTTCTTTTGACTTGTGCGCAAAGCTAACCCAAAGGCTACAGAATGACGGAACAACTGCAGAAATATTCGACCAGTACACACAATGGATGGCAGAACGTTACCCTATCTTACAAGTGGCTAGAATTCTTGGAGAAAAAACTTCTTTAGTTTATACATTCGAGCCAATAGGTGGAGAATTTAACGCGGGTCTAACTTTTAGGGGTTTCTAAATAACCCATTTCCTTACGCATTGAAAGCATATTAAAAACGAATATCAAGGGTAGTTCGCCTACTTCGTCCGTTTTTGTTATGTCGCCTTCGCAAAGGTCGTAGAGTAAAGATTCCCACCCCCACTTTTTAGCCTTTTTCCCTTGCTCTACAGCTTCTTTGTTTGCCTTGTATTCATCTACGCTATCAAAGTCTTTTAAATCGTCTGTATCTTCGTCTTCTTGGTCGGACTCATTGAATAAGTTTTCGTATTTCTGCATGAAATTTTCCCTATACTTTAAGTATTCGGTAAGAATTCCGTAGACATCTGTTACTTTTACTTCGTCGAATATTTCGAAACGTTCAAACGGACTAAACAAATAGGGTTCGAATTCTACGTTATTCCATTTATCCTTGTCTATACGTCGGTAAAATATACTTGCTATGTGTGAAATGTGTGTGATATAGTCATTCGAAAGAAAATATTCTAGATCTATAAACTCATAAAGGCTTAATTTCTTAAAGTCCTTAAACACGTAAACACTTTCATCTAGATTTAATTGTTGTTTAAAAGTTTTTCTAGGTTCTTGTAATGCCCATTTAACGCGATTAAACATTTCGTTTATTTCGTCTATGTCGTATTCTTCTAGTTCGTTAGAATCTACGTCCATTAAAACAGAAAGGGTATCTACTTGAAACGTAAAATACCCTTGCGTTCTGTCTAGTTGTCGTAATTCTTTAAACTGGTATAACTTTACGTCATGCCATGACTTCGGAATCTTCATTCGACTTTTGTACGTGGTTATTAATTTTGTTTGCTACAGCGACTAAATAAGGTACGGCAACTTCGGCTTTAAGTTCGCGTATAAGTTTTGCCTTTTGTTTTACATGAGCGTCTGTGTAGTGTTCTGTTTTCGTTAAGTCTGTGCGTTTAAATAACACCGCTAGAACTTCGCTAATATATCCTTTGTGCTTATTAGCTAGAATCTTTTCAATTAGTTTCGTGTCTTTAGCTGTCAAGCGAAAGTCGTCGTCGTAGGCTTGATACGTGTACCCACCAACTTCAAAACGTTTCAATAAATCCGAACTTGGAATTTTTGCCGTGTTAAACTTTTCGACGTACTCTTTAAAAACTTCGAAATCTATTTCTTCGATTTCTTCACTAACACCCATAAACTTAAAGACCTCTAAATGCTTTTCGATAATGTCTAGCTTGTCGTTAGCGTGAATGTCTGTAATTTCTTCGAATTGCTGAATCGTTAATTCGTTCATTTCATTAGCAATTTCTTTTCCTAATATTTCTACCATAATATAAATTTTGAACAAATATAAACAATATCTAATATAGTTATGTTGAAAGACCTACCAATTTATAAAATTACAATAGACCCAGAATATGGCGATGGGGAAGATTTAGGCATCGAACAAATAGCCTTCACGGATTCACCAGCTGTAAAAGTTAAAGGAATGGCTTTCTCAAATGTAGAAAAACGTTTCTTTTCTGACAACTTAAAGTATCGAGTTACTGCACCCGCCATGATTCCTATGGAAATTTATAGACGTGATGACGAGTCTGGCGATTACTACGTTCAGTTTACAGAAGAAACAATCGAACAAATCTACGTAAAGTTCATGCGCGACCTACAAAATCGCAACGTGTTCAATTTAGAACATGACAAAGAACAAAGCGTACCCGCATACATTCTAGAGTCTTGGATAGTAGAAAACCCTAAACAAGACAAAGCCTTTACTACCTACAATATCGAAGTTCCAAAAGGTACTTTAATGCTAACGGCACAAGTAACCGACGTAGACTACTATAATGAACTAGTAAAAAACGAACAAGTTGGATTTAGTATCGAAGGTTTTCTAGGAATGAAATTAAGTAAACACATAAACAGATATAATATGAATTTCCCAGACGGAGAACACACAATCGAAGGTAAAATCTACGTAGTAAAAGACGGAGAAGTAACCGAAATCAAAGACGTAGTCGAAGAAGCTATGGCAGAAGTAACAGAAGAAGTTACGGAAGAAGTTGCTATGGAAGACACAGCGGTAACAGAAGAAGAAGTAGTAGAAGAAGAAGTAGTAGAAGAAGAAGTAGTAGAGGAAGAAGTTGAAACAGAAGAAGTAGCTATGGCTATAGATCCAGCTGTAGACTCCGAAGCTATTCTAGCTATCGTTAAACCAGTTATCGAAGAAAACGTTAACGCGGTTATTGCAATGATTGCAGACCTTAAGAATCAAATGGAAGAAATGTTGATTAAGGAAGAAGAAGTAGAAACAGAAATGTCTAAAGATGTTAAAATGTCTACGTTCGACAAATTCAAAGCGTTTCGCTCATCAAACAAGTAATAAATTAAACACAAATAAAACAAAACAAAATGATTAGAAATTTAAAATTTGACCTTGACGTAGATACTAACGCGTTATTGTGTCCGAACCCAGACGAGTTTTACTCACGTGCGTACTTAACAGAAGACATCGCAGACAACTACAGAACGTTGCCAGGTATCAAATCTGCAACTAAATTGGCTAACGTTACTTTCGGTAACTTGCTTGCACCTTCAACGTGTAACTTTAGCGCACCTACAGATAACCTAGACGCGATTACTATCGACGTTTGTGCTTTATCTGCAATGTCACAAATTTGTCAATTCGAAATCGAGCAATCGTTTTTAGCTTTGCAAATGTCACAAGGTTCTAACGGAGATTTCTCTGTAGCTTCTTTCATGTCTTACTACTGGAATGAAATGGCTGGACGTATCGGAAACGATTTAGAGTTAATCCGTTGGCAAGGTGACACAGAAAGTTTAGACCCAGTTCTTTCTTTGTGTGATGGTTACTTGAAAAAATTGTGTGCTGACGTAGCTGTAATCGGTCTTTATACAGACGCTATTACTTCAGCTAACGTATTAGCTAGAATGACTTCTGTTCTTCAAGCTTCTCCTACAGCTGTACAATCAAAACGTGCTGACTTACGTTTGTTCGTTTCTTCTGACGTATTCGTTAATTACCAAATCGCTGCGGCTTCTGGAAACACATTAACTTATGTTACTGCTCCATTAGCACCAACGTTCCTTGGAATTAAAATCGTTCTTGCAGAAGGTATGCCAGTTAACACTATGGTATTAGCTTTGAAAACAGACTTGATTTATGCATTCGATGCAGAAGGAGATGCTAAAGCGTTGAAAGCTGTTAACCTTGCTGACACAGTTGCTGAGCCTTACTTACGTACACGTGCTAACTTGAAAGCTGGATTTGCTTACACGAACCCAGACCAAATCGTAGTGTATAACGTTTGTTTCGACTAGTCAATAACTAACTAAAATAACGGGGGTGGGTAATGCGCCCGCCCCTTTTTTTTAACTTTAAAACACAAAATAACGATGGCTTGTTCTACACTACAAGAGATTCTGAAAGGGTGCGACCCGAACAGCGGGGGTATCTATACCCTATTAATTAACCAACAAGATAACATCGGTGACATCGTAGTAGATGAAACTGGTACTAACTGGGAAGTAACAGCTATCCCACACACAGAGCCTTTCGTGGCTATGGAGTTTAAACGTAATACTGGTAACTTTACAGAAGAAGGTGCTATCGATTTAGTAAATGGTTCTTCTTACGTTACTCAAACTATTAACTTAATGTTCCACCGACGCGACCAAGAAAAATCGAAAGCGATTAAAATTCTTGGAGCGGGACAGCAATACTTAACAGCTGTCGTAGGTGACGCAAACGGAAAATACTGGTACTTCCCATATTTGCAAGTTTCTGCATACGGCGAAGGTTCGGGAACGGCTCGCGCAGATGGCTCTAAATATTCACTAGTTCTTACTGCTGAAAATTCAGACCTTGCTTACGAAGTAGATTCTACTATTATTGCTGGATTATTGGCATAAGTTACAATCGCGAAACGTAACACTTCTAACGACCCTACCTATTCGGTGGGGTTTGTTGTTTGAACAAACGTCTAAACTAAAATAATATAGTTATGATTTACATTGAAAAAGGACAAGTTAACACGTTTGCTTTGACGCTGTCAGAAGTTACAACGATAGTAGACCCTTTTTATTTATTCGTTTTTGAAGACGAATTTAACACGGCTATAAATCCTATTCTTTGGGAAGGTGTAGATACGTCAAACTATCCGTATAGATACAATCTTTTTACAATGGAGGAGGGCGTAGATTTAGACCTTTTAAAAGGACAATACACGTATAAAGTTTACGAAAGTCCTATAGCTATAGACGAAAACACGAACACAGATAATTTAAACTTAATCGAAGAAGGGCGCATGGTAGTTAGCGGTGTAGCTGTTTCTTCTATATATGAATAACATGGGTATTTTTGACAGATTTAAACAAGCGAAAACAGAAGTAATAGAAGGCTATCAGTCTTTTAGTACGCCATTCGGTAAGATAGGTAACGCGAACTTGTCGCTACCTTATGTTAACGGACGCTATCAAGTGGCTGGCTACATTCCTTTTGGACAAGACAACCTATTTCCAGAAACTTTAAACCAGTTATATTTTACTAGCCCACTTCACGGGGCAATTGTGGACTTCAAAGTTAACGCAACTATCGGAGCGGGTTACCAACTTAAAACGGACAAACTAACGCCACAAGAAAAACTAGACCTTTACACGTGGGAAAAGAAAATGAAGCTAGCGAAGTCTGTTAGACTAGTAGCTAAACAAATCGTCTTACACAACCGCGTTTATTTTATGTTGCACTTTGACGAAAAGCACAACGTAAAAAGAATCGAAAACATTTCACCCGAAAAAGTACGTATTAACCGCGCTAAAGATTGTTACTTTTTATGTGACGATTGGGCGTCAAGAATCGACGTTTTACCCGTTACTAAATACCACCCTTTAAATACGGACAAATGCCAGTTGTACGCTTACGAATTGCCGTCAATTGGTCAAGATTTCTATAGTTTGCCGACATATTCCTCGGCTTTAAATTTTGCGTTTTTGAGTGGCGAACTGAGTTACTTTGCTAAATCAAACATTCAAAATAGTATTTTCCCAGCTTTCGCTATGATGTTCCCTAAACGTCCACAAAGCGAAGAAGAAAAGAAAGTATTAAGAGACACTATCGACAGAATGAAAGGCGCACAAAACGCGGGAAAAGGCGTTGCCTTCTTTGCAAATAGTCCAGATCAGTTACCAAAAATTGAAAGCATACCAACAAACCAAAACGACAAACTATTTCAAGAAGCTAGCGGACTAAACACAGAACAGATTTGCTTCGCGCATACTATCGACCCAATCTTAATGGGTGTTAGAACGACTGGTAGTTTAGGCGGTGGCGCAGACATTAAACAAGCCTACGTTATCTTCGAAAAGAATGTAGTTATTCCGTTGCGTGAAATGGTAGAAGAAGTATTCACAGAATTGCTTTCAATCTGTAAACTAAAAGCTGAATTTACTATTAAGAATTTCCAAATCATTAATGAAACTATCGTTGAACGCGACGAAAAAACGTTAAAAATTGTAGACTCTTTAAATACGTTAGACCCATCTATAGCACAAAAGGTAATAGAACAAATGACACCAGACGAGTTGCGTTCTTTAGCTGGCTTATTACCACTTGAAAAAACTACACCTCAAACACCTACAGCGTAATGTTATATTTTATTACTGAAACATATTTAAAAACGAACACGCCTATCACGGCTAACGTAGACGTAACAGACGTAACGCCTTACATTAAGACACAAGCGGACTTAAGAGTACAACCAATTCTAGGTAGTATGTTTTATAACTATTTACTAGCTGAATACAACGCGCAAACATTAAACCCAGACGAGGAAACGTTAGTAGGTTTTATACAACCCGTTGTGGCATGGCGTTCTGCAGAAGATGCTATCTTCGGTTTGACATACCAACTTAAAAACAAAGGTCTACAAACACAATTCGGTGACTATAGCGGTTCTGTTTCACGTGCAGAAGTAGCTTTTGGAATGGAACACTACGCACAAAAAGCGAGTTTCTTTGAGCAAAGATTAATTAAATACTTGCTAGCTAACAAAAACTTATTTCCACAATTCACAAGTCTAGAGAATCGCGATACAGATTTACGCCCACAAATAGAAGCGTGTTACTGCGTAGGTACTTGTTACGGACGATGTGGACAAAGATACGACGACAACGGCTACAATAATCAAATAATGGTTTTCTAATGAAGTCGAAGCTATCTATTTTACTATTTTCTACTTTGGCTATTTTAGCACCCGTTAAACCGCTTGTTTTAATTGCTGTACTAGCTATAGTTTTAGATACGTGTTTCGGTATTTGGCGTAGTGTAAATAAAAACGGATGGGCTTCTATTAGATCCAGAAGATTAAGCCACACTATTAGTAAGTCTTTACTTTATTCGGGCGCTATTGTATTCATTTTCTTACTAGAAAAATACGTAGTCGCTGACATTTTAGGACATTTTATCGCTATAGACCTAGTCTTAACCAAAGCCTTTACTTTCTTTTGCGTAATTACAGAAGTTAAAAGCATTAACGAAAGCTACCATAGTGTAACTGGCGTCAATGTATGGGACAAATTTATAGCATTTTTAAAGCGTTCTAAAGAGCAAATAGATGAACTTAAGTAAACACGTAACGATAGCAGAGTTTGAAGCGTCTGGAACGGCGACAAATCACAGCATATCAAATAAGATGAACGCATTCGAAATAGAACGCGCTAAACTTCTATGTGAAAAAGTATTCGAACCATTAAGAGCATACCTAAACGAGCCTATCAGAATTAACAGCGGGTTCAGAAATGTAGCTGTTAACAAGGCTTGCGGTGGCGCGAAAAATTCACAGCATTGCCTAGCTGAAGCGATGGACTTACACATAGGCGCAAAAGGATTTAACTACATTAAAGATAATCTAGAGTTTGACCAGTTAATCTGGGAATTTGGAAATAATGACAACCCAGCATGGGTACACGTTAGCTACTCAAAAACTAGAAACAGAAAACAAGTCCTTAAAGCAACTAAAAAAAATGGGAAAACTATTTACACTTCTTACTAGTCTATTTTTAGTTTCGTGTTCCGCACATTACCACGTAGTAAAAGCCATGAAAAAAGGCTACGTTTGCGGACAAGAAAGCGACACAATTAGAATAACTTCCATAGACTCCATTCCGTACGTTTTAAACGACTCTATTTATTACGAAAGTATATTAGTCCAAAAAGATACTATCGTTCGTTACAAGGCTTATAAAGTACCTCAAACGCGATTCCAGACACGTATCGAATACAGATACAAAACAAAAATCGTAAATGCTGACGTTTTAAAAGTCAAGTATAAAAATAAGTACATAACTAAAACAAAGGTTAACTGGCTATTTGTTATTCTAGCTTTTGTGTTAGGGTTTCTAGTTAAGTTGTCTTTAAGTGAAACATTTAGAAGTAGAATAAGATTACTTTTGAAGTTAATTAAATAAAGTTTATGGGTAATTTCAGACCGAGAATAAGCCACGAAGAATTTGACGTGGTTAAACAATACCGCGCGATAAAGCGAGAATCTAACAGCATAGGTCTAGACGACAAAGACGTTAAGCATGGCTGGTTAAAAACAAAGGACGCTAGTTTATTCTTTAAAAACCCGAACTTTTCAGACGGCAAAGAACTAAATCTAGACTTTGAAAAGCTACTAGAAAACGCACCCAAAATAAAAACGGAAAAAGATAAGCGAAGTG